GGGCTCCGGTTCCGATGCTGAGAGTCCAAGCAGTGATTTCAAGGACTCAATGAACGTTTTTTGAGGATTGTCGGCGGCTGTCATCGTCTGATTCCTATTCGCGTTTTTTGCGTCGTCATTGGTTGAGGAGTCAACACCGTGGAGCGCGTTGGGCGCTTTTGAGAACCCTCGGATACTGGCTGAGAAGGATATTGCATCTGTGATCTCGTCGATCAGGCCAGCCTCCTTCGCCTCGGTCGCGGTGAACCAAGTTTCGCCATCCATCCACTGCTCGACTGTTTTCGCGCTCGCGCCGGTTTCTTTCTGATACTCAGTGGAAAGCATTGATTGCACCTTTTCCAGGAATTCTGCGTAGCTGGCTACCTGCGATGCGTCACCCGTAACGCCGCCTTCTGGATTGTGCACCATGATGAAGCCGTTTCTTGCGATCCGGACCGTTTTGCCCGCGAGCGCAACGATTGAGGCCATGCTCGCTGCAATTCCATCAATCTGAGTTGTGACGTTCAAGCCGCGGAGGTAGTTGTAAATCGCAAGTCCATCAAAAACGCTGCCTCCTCGCGAGTTGATCCGGAGTGTGATTGCCCGAGCCTTGTAGGGTTGCACTGCGGCGATAAAATCCCTGGCGGTGATGCCCCACAGCCCGATCTCATCGTAAATGAACGCCTCGACTGGCGAGTCTTCAGTCTCGGCCAGCGCTTTTATTGAAAACCAGTTATTCGTTTTCATTTTCTGTGTTCTGATCGGTGTTTTCTGGCTTCTCCTTCGGCTCGGCGCTAGTCGGCGGAGGATTCCCGTTCGGGGTGAGCAGCCGAATTCGCCCAGGGTCAACGCCTTCCTCTTTGCAGCGTTTCTGGAGCCGCTTTTCCTCCTTGATTAGCTGATCCTGGACATCCTCCCAGTAGCCAGTGCCCCGCTTGCCAGTGATATCGCGCATCGGCTTGAATCCGGCGCGGTTTTCCTGGAGGTCAATGTCGGAATCATACTTCGCGTCCCCAGTAAGCTCAGCGGGGCCCTGGTATTCCCATCGCCACCATTCCGGGTCCTTCGGCAACAGACCATTTTTGATGCGTTTGGAGATGCGATAACCATCAATGCGCCTCGAGACAGGGACAACGACGTGTTCTTGCAAGACCGAGACGGTGCGATTCAGCTTATCGATCACGATGCGCACGCCGACGCCGCCGATATTTGCGATATCGACCGTGTAGTCGTAAGACCACCCCATCCCGGCCAAAGCGTAGCGTTGCTGCCTCTCAGCGAATTTCTGCGAGTCGCCGCCGGGCCGATTAATACTGAACGCCTGGATGCCCTCGCCAGACCGGGCCCTGTAATAGCGGGTGCCGCCGTGATCGTAGTTCTCCTGGATCAGCCCGGTGGAATTTCCGTTCTCATCCGGCGCCAGCCCCAGCGGTTGCGGATTGGTCTCACTGCTGTCCATGATGATCGGAACTTTCGCTGGGTCGACGTCGCCGGTAGCGTTGTTCTCGATCAGGTGGATTCGGGAGGCCGCTTTTTGGGCAAGGCGTTCGTGATAGTCCGTCTCGGCGACATCCTGCCAGATGAACGCCCCTGCGCCAAGAGACGACAGGCCGCGAAGCTGGTCCGCGTATTCCGGTAGGAAGGCGAGGATCATGTTGAACGCCGAAATATCCTGGTAGTCATCGTTTCGGCCGGATTCGCCGAGCACTCGGTAGGCCATGGGCGCCCCGTAATCGTTGACTACCACGCCGTCTATGATTCGCGCCCCATCGTAGGGCCCGCCCTGCACATTCATACTGCTCGGCATCCCTCTTCCATTGCCGATTCTGTGAGAAGGGATGACTTGGATCCGGCCGTTTTGCAGTGAGTCCTCGGTCAAGATGATGCCGAGGTCCCCATCCCGGATTATCGCGATGATGAGATTGCGACGGAAAATGCCCATTGTGAACGGCGCGCCGCGGATGTCGCAGTATTTGTCATCGGTTGCGAGAAATTCCTCAGCCAACTTGCCGAAATCGGGCTTCTTTGTGTCCTGGTCGGGTTGTGCGCCCACAAATTGCGCCTGATAGGTGGCCACGGCGCACGTCGCCGCCTCATTGATGGCCGCCTTGACCACGGAATTGCCCGCATACAGCCGTCGGCCCGAGTTCATCAGCGTGATTCGACCGTAGGCCGAAACGTTCCGATGAAAGTCCAGGTCTAGCGTCGGGGTTGTGCCTCGATCCGTGTTGGGGGTGGCGGCCGGGACGAGCTGATTGCTCGAGCCGTAGGACGTGCCTCTCCGGTCGACGAACTTGTATGGAGCTTGCGCGGGCATCAGGAGAGCGCCCCCGAGTAGTTGTGCCGGGTGCGGTTCTGCCCAACGGCCGCGAACCACGAATACGAGGTTGGGTTGAGGATGTAGAGGGCTGTCTGAAACGCGCGGATGCGGTTTTTCGGCTCCTGGGTCAGCAGGATGCTACTCGAGCTGCCGCTGCTATCAGAGGCAGAGTTGATGGAACCGCCGCGTTTGTAGTCCTCCTGCGCGGCGCGTAAGCCAGCAAGGAGTTCTGTTTCGGTCCAGCCGTGGAATTCACCGGGCATCGATTATGCCCGGAGAGTCAATGGACTAGAGCCAGCCGAGTTCCTTCGCTGTGTTCTCCAACACCGCTTGCAACTGTGGCTCGATGTGGAACCGCTCCTGGTTCTTAGAGAGGCTGTCAGCCAGGTTGCCGTTGGCATGGCGCTCGCCGGCAGCTTTCCAGTCGGCCAACATTTCGAGTAGGGCCATCAGTGACATGCCGTTGACGCTGACGTGAGGCTCGAGAACGGCTTCATACATGGAACCCTCGGGGACGCACTTCGGGCAAAAATGCGGGTCGCGTTTGTCGTTCGCAAGATCAGCTTCGCGGTAAACCACCTTACAGAGTGGGCATTTCCAGAGTTTGTAATGCTCTGGGTGATGATCGTTTTTGCTGTAGTGGTGGTTGATCGCCGGCTTGATCCTGGCGAGGTTCGCCCTGTACTCGGGGGAGCCGTAAGTCAGCTTCGCCATCTCCTCGGCCGGGCCAAGGGAGTCGAATGCTTCCTTTTCAGGCTGTTTCAGCTTGCTCGCATCGTGATCTACCGAGCGATCAGTGAGGTTAATGTGTATGTCCATCAACCTCTGCTGCACTTTTCCGATGTGCTTCTTGGTTTCGTTGGTCGAATCGTAGTTGTTCATTGTTGTTGCGTAGTTAAGCGCGCGTGTTCCCCAGCCTCGGTCCGTGTCAACTGCTCTGTCGCCGGGTCGGAAAGAATGTCATCCTGCATCGCGCCTAAAACCTGCTGATTCGCCAAATCGCGCGCGTGGTCGTTTTTCCCCTCGTACCAGTAAACCTGGACTTCGTTGGTCTTCTTGGAGAAATCCGTCCGGCGGAATCGGCTGGCCATTTGCGCGTTGTATTCCTTCTCCATTTCCTTATCAACGCTCTTCTCCGGCTCTTCCCATACGCCGGCGTCGATCAACTCCTGGACTTTCGCGTTCATCCTGGACTTCGAAAAGAAGATGACGACGCAGCGCCCTTGATAGGGTCCGACCCGGCCAATGTCCGCATACTCCCACCTGCCTTCCGAGTATGACCGCAGAACCGGCCGCTTGACGTATTTCGAATGCAGAAACTCTCGCCTAGAGTCGCCCATCACTGCGCGCCAGCCGTATTTCGCGCATGCCGCGAAGACGCCATGGTCGCCGCGGGGTTGGAAGCGTGAGTCGCAGAAGGTTCGCTCCGGTTTGACTTTGTGCTTCTTGCGGAGCGCTTCCAATTCCTCGAACGAAAACGCCTTCCCAAACCCAATTCGGCGCGAGACTTTACGGCTCCAGGCCCGGACTTGCCACCAGAAGACATCGCGCTCCTGGCGATCGATTGTGAGATAGCGGGCAACCTCCTCAGGCCAGGCGGTGTTGACGTCGTATTCGACCCGTTTCAAATGGAGCCCACCGCGCATCAGTCCCTCGAGATCAATCAATCGCGGGAATCGTTTGTGGTAAAACTGGAGCTTTGGCTCGGGGTCGCCGTGATCGAAAGCGTTGCAGGATTCGAGCCAGAGTTCAACGAGGTAATCCCAAGGGTAGTCGATTACGCCCTGCCAGCGGAACGAGACCTTGTTGCGGTTCGCTTCGTTGGTAAGACGATACCGGCCCGTCCGGTTCCATTCACCCTTAGTCCGCGCGCCGTCGAGCATAATGTGCGCGCAGTGGCGGCATTCGAAACGGACCGTTGGAATCACCTTGGAGATGTGCCAATCTCCGTTCGGTAGCTTGTACTTTTCCCACTGCAGGCCCCAATAGCTCCCGTCCTCGCGTGTGGCCCCCATCTCCGGCGGCATGTATTGATGACAGGACGGGCACTCCACTTCCCACTCGTGGATCTCAGCTTCGCCGAATACGCGCGCCCAATCGTCGTCACGGATGGCGACGCCACTCACCGGACCGCCTTGAGAGATGCGGAGGATTTTCGATCGTTGCTGTTTCAGGTAGTCGCCGACACCGGCATCTGCTTCGCCGATTTTACCTTTGCCCCACATCCACACTTCGTCTTCGATCATGTATCGGAACCCGATGGATTGGAGGTTCCCCAACGATGGGCCCTGGATGTGGTAGTGGTTCCCGTCCGAGAACTCAATGACGTTGCCTGATCGTTTGTGACAATCCAAACTCGCAAGCATCGCCGCGATCTCGGGGGTTTTCTCCAGGATCGGGCGCCAGCACTTGGCCTCATGCTCATCGGCGATTCTGTCGGTTTGCATCAAGAAGCACAGCGGACCTGGATCGTTGACGCGGGTCCACGCGCCCCAGATGTCGGCGATCAAAGTCCCGCCGCCGCGGCGTGGCTTGAGGATGTTCACCTCGCGGCGGCTGTCGTCTTTCAACGCGTCAAAGATTTCAATGAAGTGGCGCGATCGAGAGACGTCGAACGCGCCGGTGATGGTGAACGGCGGTTTGAGGCAAACGTTCTCGGCCGCCCACTCGTAAATCGGACGTCGGTCTTTGTGGCGCCAAATGTTGAGAAAGGCTTTAGATTCGGTCGAACTCATGTGCGAAACTCCGGTGCGCGTCCACGATCTGGTCGAAGATACGAATCCCATAGACGCGGGCCTGGGCAGGCTCAAGTCCGGCGACGGCGGTCGGAAATTCATTGCAAAGTTTCTGCTCGATCAGTGCAACGATCGGCGCGTAGATGCGCTCCATGGCGGCGGCGACCTCGGAGCGGCGCACCAGAAGCCCAGCAACCCTATCGTTGGCCAGCCTGAACTTCCGCAACGTCTCAGCGGCAATCTGCAGCTTGATGTCGGCGAGCGAACCAGACTCGGATTTGTACGCGCGCAACGCCGCTTCGACGCCTTCGAGTTTGTAAACAGGTTTGCTCTTGCGCTTGCCGTCTGGTTTGACGGAGGACAACACCTTGTCCAGTGTGCGCCGGTCGCGGCCGGTTATTTTCGAGAGTGCGTTGACGGAGTAGAGGGTTTCCCGCGCCGCGGGCTTGGCCTTCGGCTTGGGTTTGGTGATTCGCTTTCGCGGGCGGTGGGGTTTGGGTTTCATTCTTCGGGATCGTCTGGACCGTCTGAGGCGAGGATGGTAATAGCGCAGCTGATGAAAGCGATGATGAGCGG